TGCAACTCCAATAACGAGCCTTGTGTCTTGGTCCTGGATTGTCACAATTATGTCTAGCTCTGAATGATTTTCTAGCCTTTGGGTTTGACTTACGAATCTTCATAGTTCCACCTTTAGCCTTACCACCTTGACCGAAGTTTACCTTTACGACATTACCCTTGTCATTCTTCACATAAACCTTAAATTTCTTAGCATCACCTTGCATCGGTTTTCCAAGCTTTACCTTACGACCTTGATACTCAGCCTCAGGTAATAATCCTGACATCGTGTATCCAAATGAACCATCTTCATTCCATATATCATATGATTCTTCAATTGATTCTTTTTTAGATTTGTTACCCCAATTCTTTGCACCAGCCTTACGACATTTTACGAGAGCACCACTAGCATAAGCGGATGGCCAGACATCATATCTAGCTTTAACCTTATGGTAACAAGCATCCTTTTCACCTGCAGCTTCGTCAAATTGCTCTTCTGTAAGTTTTTTACCTACTAATTCTTCTAACTTCATTTTTTTTCTCCAAATGCTTTTTTACCCCAAATATAAGAAATCTTATCATCCTTTATAGGACCACCTTTTGCCCATGTGTGACAAGCTCTAGCAGAGTGACACTTGAAATGGTGCATCCAACAATATCCTAAGACTCCATCATCGTCTGATGTTTCACCTGGCATACACTCTAACATTCTTGGTGATATATCGAAAGCTGTACAATTAGCACATAGTGATGTTTTAGCTGCTTCTTCGGTGGTGTTCCACTTCTTAGCAACTTTTTTCCAATAATCACCTGGCTCATCTACATTTAAAGGACCATAATTATAATCCCTAACGGTAGCATCTCTGTTTTTAGTATTTAGTTCAATATTCTGTGTTGATGGTGGACACTCTTTATATTTTTGTTCTAATAAGTCTTGTAGTTTAATCATTTTTTATTCTTCGGTTTTGTTGATACCATTATTGGTTTCTTTCCACCACCTTTCAATGATGATGTACCACCCCTTCCGGCTTTATTTTGAGCAGCTCTCTTTCTACGAGTTGCACTTGCTTTTTGTTTCTTACTCATACCAGCAGCTTTACTTTTCGGTACACACTTAGCATATCCTCTTTTCTTACCACTTGTTCCACATGGTGGATGTCCACCACCCTTCTTTTTCTTTCCAATGTTTACCCATTTATCACTAAACCATTGTTTTAAATTTTCATCTACAATGTTTCCACAGTTAATACACGTGTTTTCTTTTACTGATTTAAACATTTCTTTATCAGTTTTCTTTTTCTTCTTCATTAAATGTGGTCCTGCTGGCGTATCACCGAGTTCTCCGTCTATACCATAACCACAAGTTCCTTCTTTTACTTTTTTTAATTTTGATAATTTCTTTTTAGCATCTTTTAAATCTTGTTGTATCATTTTTATATAGATTTTTGCTTTTGGATCTTTTCTTTTTTGTAGAATTTTTGCATTACTTAACATGTTGTTTAAATCTATGATGTACAAAGCTAAATTATTTCTATCTCTTTGTACTCCTTCTTTTATTAAATCCTTTAATTTAATCATCTTGGTCTCTCTTCAATTTGTAAACTTGATAATCTACTTCTATGTGCTGATGCTTTTATAGCATGATTGAAAGTTGGATGACCACCGATTAACTGTGGTTCGGTTACACCATTGACTTCCCAATAGTAATTATTCCAATCACATATATCACCAGCTTCAGGCATAAAGTTTAAACTCCCACTAGCTAAATTGTTTCTTTGAAACATCAAATCTATCGTAGAATTGTTATCAGGTCCCACATCATTAAATTGCTCGACTTCTGGAGCGTTGTATCTAATTAAACAATTTACTCTAAATCCAACATTAAAATATTTTGTACTACTCTCACCGTAGATATTATCTTTTGTGTGAGTAGTATTCACTTTATAAATATCAACTACCTGACCAACCATCTCATCTATTAATTCTTCGTTCATAGAATCAATAAGATTAATTTCATTTTGTGATATAAAAAATGGTCTTGTAGCAGACATTTAACTATCCTATATAAATTGGTAATGGAGCTTTTGCTAAAACCTCTTGTTGAGCATTGGCTTCCTCAGCTTCAGCTTTTAACTTTTCAGTCAAAGATACTGATTCTAAAAATTCTTTTAACTCTTCTAATAATTGTGTTTTTTCTTCTCGTCCTTCGGTCTTCAATCCCTCTCCATCAAGAGTTACCTCACCATCAGGTACGGGCATAGAACTGTACTTACTTCGTATAATACCTAATAATTCTTTTGCTAATGCTGATGTGTACTTTCTAATCCATTGTCGACCTGGTGCATTTATATCACTATAGGTTATAAATGTATATGGAACATTAGATGGATCTGAAACACCACCTTGCAATCCTGCATTTTCATTATTGGTATTTCTTATATCATCCTTAACATAGTATTCAAAATATATTTTTTCACCACCATCCCCATCCGTTGGTCTTGGAAAAATTCTTAAATTATTATTATGTAGTTCAAAACTATAAGCACTTTTTCTTATCAAATCAGATGTCTCAATAGCATTAGCTCTGGCTAAATCATAACTAATTGGTTTCAATACAAATGATATTGCTGGTGATACATTACCAAATCCAAAAGCATCTAATAATTGTCTTTGGTCAAAAGTACCAGCATAAGGATCGTAGAATCTTGATACGGCTGCTGGAGCTGTATTGTATACCGTTGTAACTTCAATTCTCCTATTACTTTCACTAATACTTGCCCATATGTCCTGTAAATCATAATCTTGTTTTGAGCCAGTTAATACGACATGTCCTTTTTTTAAATCATAGGTTTCACTCATTCCAACTGCTTGTCCGTATTTTTCCGAAAGACCTATTGAAGGTCCTAATGTTGGTGTGATTGGATTTAACGAACTCGTACCTAATGAACCTGATATTCTATTTTTCTCACCATACTGCTCCCACATCCAATTCTTAATATTGTAATTATTGACGTGCTGTGAGTATTCATTTATTGATTCCTCAAAACAAGCATATATTGAACTTGATGGAATCTCTAATTGTAAAACAGGAAATCCTAATCTACGAGCAGTCCATTTGGTTACTGAAACAATATCAGACTGAAAGGTCGCATCACTATCGTAAGTTCCGTAAGGCGTTTCACCTGAACCAGATGTGAAAGTGGATGGATCACTATAAGCATATTCTAATTTTGGCATAATATTCCTCGTATATAAATATTACGATTATATAAAACAAAAGGGGATGTTTAACCATCCCCTTGAGTATTTGATTAATAAAATTAATTATTAAGCAAGAGTTGGAACACTACCAACAGCGTCAACTACTAAGTGACCAAGAACTAACCATGTTCCGTCCACAGCACATGTGAAGTCAATGTAACTTCCAATGTTTATATCGTCAACTGCGGTTATAGCAACGGTTGTGTTAGCAATTGCTACAACATCACCATCACCAGCAGCATTACCTGCAACTGATGTGAAGATATTACCAGCAAAAGTATCACTTCCTGCTCTTGTAAATACACGGTCATTACCAGCTTGTTCAACCGACCATACACATCTGATGTATCTTCCAGCTTCAGCAGCAGGCATAGTCACTACCCTTGAACTACCAGCATTGACTGCGAAATCTACTAAAGTATCTGTAGCAGCAATCGTGGTAGCAGCATCAACCGTTACTCTTTGAATACCACCATGTGGTTTTGGAATTGTATTTTTTCCTTCAAGGACATTAGCACCTTGTTCAACACCTTTTATAGCAGCATCTTCGATAGCTCCTAAGTTGTGTAAAGAACCATCAGCTTTAGTTATTCTTTTAATATTATTTGCCATTTTGATTTTCTCCTTGATTTACCCAGCCTCGGGAAAATCAGTTAATGACCATTTAAGGCCTTGTTAATTGATATCTTATATAAATATAAAAAAAATGGGGAAACAAAAGTTTCCCCATTTTCATTGATTCAACTACGAGTTGTTTAAATTAAATCCAAAGATTTACACTTAATCAATCCATAGAATTCTGGACGAATCATCTTCTTAGCGTAACGAGTCATCACACCTTTTCTTGGAGTAAAATCACTTGGATCATAAACCAATGGAGTTGT